CACAACTGTAAGTTAATGGAAATAAGCTATCCATTAGATCATATTTTTTATATAGATCTCCTAGTCCTTGTTTGTCTATTAGTGACCAAGGTGTGTATACCCAAGGATATCCCTCATCAGTGGCATCATATAATTGTTCTGCTAGATTAGGTTCATCTCTATTAGGATCTTTCGAACATTCATATTCATCTGTAAATGTATCTAAAACTTCCTTAGGTGGATTCTTCGTTACGCCTGTCATTACAACATTAATATCCACACCAACTTGCTTTATCATATCTCCTAATATTTCTGGACCATCAGGTTTATCACCGTCCATGTGTATGATGTGTAATTGAACATCATGATTACCTGTAAGCTCTACGTTCTTGTTAAGTGCCTTTGTTACTGCTACAGTATTCTTTAATCCTAAAGGATTGTTTGCAAGATCAAATATGTGTAATGTACCCATGCCTTTGTAAAAGCGTAAAGCAAAATACATCATTAGTGAACTGTCTGCACCTCCACTACATAACAAACCTATTGGGCCAGGATATAGATTAAAATTAACTCCATCTGAAAGAGGTATTGTTTTTAATACTTCCATTTTTTAAATCCTCCATCAATAGTCATAGATGTAATATCTTTGTTTTCCATTATGTACATAATTTTATCTGCAACAACTTTTGTCTCTAACTTTTCTTCTACGAAATCTTCCGACATTGGAGTATCCATCCAACCTATTTTTACGTTTACTATTCTACAATTCTTTTCTATGTGTTGCAATCTCATACACGCCTCGTCTAATGCTTTCTTATGTATAGGATAGAATCCCATTTGATAATTTATATGCTTTATTTCTGAAGCAGTACTACTGATATTGATAATTGTTTTATCTTCTTTCATCCACTTTTTAAAAACTTTTTCTAACATATTAACTTGATGGAATCCGTCATACGCATTATTAATAAAGACATCACACCCTAATAATGCTTCAATCCAAGGATCCGGATTCTTAATGTCATGATGACTGCCTAAGTCAAACCCCACACTATCTGGTATACGTGTATAAAGTTCTTTTCCTAGTCCTGATAGATGTCCTGTTATTCCTACTTTGACCATAACTCCTCCAATCCTTTCAATGTGTCTGGTATAGCATCAAAATATTCTTGATCTGCATTTATAGGTAATATAAATCTAAAGTGATTGCCGTTCTTAAACAATATAAATGTTATACCGTAATTTCCTATAATTTGCCAACCTGCATTTTCAAAGTGTGTACGTGCAAGTTCTATAATATTATTCACGTTATCCATATAATTGTATTGCTCTAAAACATTAAGATATTCCAACATACTTAATACGCCGGACAAACAAAAACTATACGTATGACCGTGTACCCAATTAGAATCTTTTAATTCTTTGTGTAACTTTTCGTTATACATAGCAATTGATAAAGGAAAAAATCCTCCTGTGATTGCCTTACCCATTACAAATAAATCTGGATTGACAGGTAGCTTGTCCCAACCAAAGAATGATCCTGTCTTTCCACCTCCCATAAAGATGTCGTCAACGATTACTAATACGTCATGCTCTGATTGTATTTTATTAACCTTATTCCAAACATCAAATCCATAAGGTTGTATGTCTTTGTTGTGCGGACACGTTTCTATAATAATACAAGCAACGTCCGACCAGTCTATGTCTGCATCTAAATTGTTACGTGATAATTTAATAACATCTTGATAAGGATTCATTCCGTAGTATGCTTTTTCAAGATCCTTGTCGCCACAACTTAATGACAATAAAGTCATTCCATGATATCCGTCATCAAATGAAACTATTTTATTTCTTTTATTTCCTATTTTTTGATGATATGCAAACGCCATCTTTATTGCAACTTCTACACCGTCGCTACCTGATAAAGCAAACACAGGTCTATAACCTTTACTCATCTTGTAAAGTCTGTCTGCTAGTTCAACGTGTGGTGAATTAAGTGCAGGCTCAAATGCCATAAACAATCCATCTGCTACTTCTGGCTTAAAAGTTTTTAGTCTTTCGCAAACCTTATCTATAATTCCGTGATCATCATATCCTAGGCTATATGCAGAATAATGCAGAAGTGTATCAATTACTTTTACACCATTTCTAACAATTCCAAACTTCCAATGTTCTGTATCAATATGAACATCTTTTTGTTGTCCTAGTATTAGTCCTTTATATTCCATTACATATATCTCCCAAGATCTGGAAATGTCTTTCTAAAATCTGTTTCTCGTCTTTCATCTGTTACTTTTAAGTATTCTTGTAGTGCAGGAAGTTTATTACTCCAATCCTCTTGCATCATGTATTTAATTAAGCCTCTCCAACGTTGAGCACCATATGGGTGTTGATTAAATTCCAAATTAAACTTCTGTCTATCAATAAATTTTTCTAACTTATCCTTTGCCCAAAGTTTTGCTTCCTGTGGCAAAACTTGTACATTTAGATATGATGGCAAATAAACCAGATGCGTTCCTATGATACCTCCGCCGAACATTGACGGATTAATTTTACTAAATCCTTGATCCATTTTCCATTCAGCTAGTTCATCTATGTAACCTACATTTAATAATTGTATTGCACAGGCAATATTAATTACTGTATTGTCTTTTGTATTTTCATCCAGTTTTTTTAAATTCTTTGCAACTTCTTCCCACTTACTAGGATAACGTATATAATTATTACGTTCACCATAAGCATCTATGCTAAAGTTAAAACGTACTTCCTTAAAGTGTTCCCATAACTTGAACAACTTGTCTGGTAATTCTAATCCATTTGAATTATATCTTAGATTACACTCTTTTGCATACCCTTCATCAACCATGAACTCTAATATTTTATAATGTTCAGGTATAAGCAATGGCTCGCCACCTGCAAAATATAATTCTTGTATATTAAATGCTTGGTGCTTCATTGAATCTATGAAAGACCCTTTTTTATACCAAGTATAATCATATTGATCGTCCCAACCTTGATCTGCAATAAGGTCTTTATTTTTATACTGTGGCATTTGTAGTTTCCACTCCTTAATCCAACTTGAACTATCATGTGGACTACACATAACGCATTTTAGTTGGCATAGGTTTCCTAAACGTAAATCAAAGTAAGGAATACTTACAGGTGCAGTACCATCTTCCTTTGTACTTGCAATAAGTTTATCAAAGTCTACACGTTGTTTCCATTCTTCACTTTCCCATTGACGTTTACTTGTAATACCTTTTGCTTCTTCATTAAAACATTTTGTACAGCTAATAGGTATTTCACCATTAAGCATTTGTAATCTTGTTCTTCTCATATGTTCGCTGTTCCATACTTCTTCTATAGTATGGTCACGTAGGTTCATAGCAATACCATCTTTCTTAACAAGTCCTGCTGTCTTTTCATCTTGTTTACCTGCACCACTGGCATTGGCAGTACAACAAACTCTAACATCTCCGTTAGGTCTTGTAGCTAAATGTATCCAGGGTAATGGGCAAAATGTTTTACTCACGATTTCCTTCCTATCAACATATACCTAGTATACTTAGGTAACTCTAGTTCTGCTTTTTCTGATACACGTAAATTAGATTTACGTTCAAACTCATTTAGGTCTTTCATACAGTTTACGTGTTCTTCATGTTCAAAGTAATTGTTGCTTTGTAAAATAATTTGTGATCCATCAGGTACATTATCTAACCAAGTGTTGTATTGTTCTTGTGTAATATGTTCACAACTTGTATTGATAACAAAGTAAGGTTCTCTTTTATATTCATAGTCACACATATCAGCAGTAACACTTTCAAACTTACCTTCCATCTCGTAACGTTTATTCATCATACTAGCAATTTCTTTACACTTGGGATCTATATCAATGCTTGTAATATGTTTGATTCCTAGTTCACTGTTAAACATCATACAAGCTAATACACCATTCCACCCTCCGTGTATTACGCACTCTGCGTTTCTAATTGACTTATGTTTTTCAAGTGCTTCAATTAACCACAGCTTACTCTTGATCTGTCCACCCCAAAAACTTTCAAGTGTGCGATCCTTATCTTCGCTGTTACGAATTGCGTCCATCCAATATTTTATATCATTAATATCTATTTTCATTAAAAGCCTATTCTTATTCCTATATTATGATTATCTCTAATAACATCATAATTATAAACAATGTTATACGTATGCCATATAGCTCTATACTTCTCAGGTATCATCTTAGTTGCTTCGTAGTGTGCAAATCCTCTAGCAATAAAATAAGTTATAACTTGAAACTCATTTGGATGTTTACCTAATATTTTATTCTTCTCATAATAATTGTCATTGTTCGCTATTTCTAAAGTTTGTAACATATCTATTGTTTGTAATATATTAAAAGCAATTATACCTTTCTTATCAGTTTCTGTTAATGGTTCTTTGTAATACTTTGATAGTTCTATTGCTTTTGCATCTTTGTATATTACAATACCAATAAACAAAACAAATATTGTTAATAATGTTCTTAAAGGTTTCATTTTCTAACTTTCTTGTTGTACTCCAATGCTTCTTTTAATAAAGTTAAATCAACTCCACATTGTTTTGCAGTATAAATTATTGCTTGTATGTCTTTAGGAAAACAATGTCCACCATATCCTCTTTCTTTTGTAACAGTGGTATGGCTTGTACCTATGCGTTTATCTGCACCAACGCCTGTTGCAACTGCATCGTAATTGATACCTGTTGCTTCACACAAATCATATATTTGATTAAAGAAAGAAACTTTGTTTGCTAAAAAACTATTACGGAAATACTTAACAAGTATTAATTCTCTTGGATCAGCAATACCTATATTAATTTTTCCTAATACATTTATGAATATTCCTTGCCAGAAGTTAATGTTTCCTCCTCCAAACATAAAGTCCTTTGTTTCTAGTAAATCTTGTTCTGCTGTGTTGTTACGCAAAAACTCTGGACTAAATGTAATTTCTCTATCTGGAAAATACTCTGTAAGTGTTTCCCAACCTTCTAAACTAATTGTGCTTTTTATTATCACAGGTACTTTAGGTGAACGTTCTATTACATCATATACACTATTAATTAAACAAGCACCGTTTTCTAATGACGGTGTTGCTGTGCATACAATAAGTCCTTCGGTATCACTACTCATATCTTTGTATCCTTTGAAAGGATCATATATTTCTATATCGTAATGCTTTCCAAACACCTTATGATGTGCTTGGCCTACTGCTCCATATCCTGCTATTGTTAATTTCATGCTCTCTCCACGAACTGTTCATTTAATTTATCGAAGCTACCACATTGTTTAGAACACTCTTTGAGTCCGGTTGTGTTCCAACACCCTGCAATAAGATCAAAGTATCCACTTGCAAAGATATCTTTTAGACTGCTGTCATTTAAGTTTGGCCATATCTTAATTTTGTTCAAGTAATCTATACGATTATCATGCGACGGTGGATAAAATTGTTGATCTAACCAACAGCAAGGCGTTACTGTACCTAATGCACTTACATACATCATACTATCCTTGACTGCTTTACATTTTATAGTCGGTAATGTTTCTGCAGATGCTTGTTTTACCTTGCTGGTCATCTCTATGCTTTTCTTAGATGGGTACAAAGTATCTATTTGTTGTCCTTGTTCATTTAATACTGCAAACTTTCCGTCCTTGAAACGTGTAGTATGCTTTATTGAAAAGTTTTCCATGCCTAAACGTTTTGATAATTCTCTACATTCTTCAATTTGATGTTGATTGTGTTCAAACACTAGCATATCCCATCTTGCTTTGCCACCTGCATCAACAAAAGTCATTACATTGTGTATAATCTTTTTCCAGTCTGTGTTAATTCTATATTTTGCGTGTGTATCTGCCAAGCCGTCGATACCAAACACAACATTTACTTTTAATTTTGCAAGTTCCTTCCACCATTTGTCTGTACGTCCACTTCCGTTGGTGTGCATTTGTAATCCCATGTAAGGATTTGTTTCACGCAGGTACTCATATATCTTTAATGTGTCTTTTGCAACAATAGGATCACCTAAATTACCACACATTCCTAAATGATTTAATTGTTTTATAAAGTCTACATCAAACCATTCCATAAATTTATCAATGCTTATCTCATCTAAGCCCATAAAGGGATTTAGTGGGCCGCCGTTCATTCTTCTAGCACACATAGGACACTTGGCTTGACACCTACTAGTGACTTCCAAATGGATTGCTCTTATGTCTGTTAGCTTATACATTATTTTTGATTAAACTTTCTCATTGTTGCTTCTATTGTTTCGTCATTGGCGGCAACATTTGCTACAAGCCAATAACTATCTGTAAAACTGCTATTAAACAAGTAGTGCATTTTCAAAGTATCTATAAAATACATTCTACCTACTTCCCAATGTAACTGTTGTCCTTCTAATATAAAATTAAACTGCGGAGGATTTACATTACGTAATGGCATTATTAATCTAAACGTATCTACTAACTCTCCTGTGTAATCCCAATCTCTATGTGGAGGAAAAAATCCGCCTGGACCAAACTTTAAGAAGTGTGTTCTGTAATAATGTCCTTGCCAAGGCGCAAGTAAGTTCTTTATTTGTTCATTTAACACAGGCGTTGGTACACTGAAGTCTTTTTCTCCGTACTCTGTACCATGTTCCTTGTTGTATTCATACAAGCTATCCAAGTCAATACCATTAAATGTACCGTCTGAACTTGTTACACTTAATCCCCAACGATTAACGTCTTTGCGTGGATTGTATTTTTGCCATTCAAAGCCATTAGCCCAAGCAACCAGCATTTCTGCATCAGTTGTTGTTTCTAATTCTACTTGATTTCCGAATTGGCTTAAATCTCTATAATCCATTACTGTTACTTATCGTCCTTTCTTTTGGTATTTTACTATCTGCACTACTAACACAGGTAGGAGTTATGCACGGCATTGGTGCTTTAAACAGCTCAAATCCGTCGTCTAACGTGCCTAAAGGTTCATCATGGCAACTATATGCACGTTTTACTTCTCCGCCTGGTTCTCGTATAATACAGCTCTGATAACCGGCCCAACAATTCCAACCTTTGAACTTGTTAAAGCCAAAAGCATTCAATCTTTCTGCTTGGTCAATCCAATATTCTACTCCTTCAACATCATATAACCGCATCTGCTTCTCATCTTGTTGTGAGTCATCTTGTAATATTTTCTTCTGGGCATCAGTATAACCACTAACGACAAAACTAGCGGTAGGATCAGACTGAGGCTTAAGAGTAACGTGTAGACCACGTTCAATGAATCTATTGCTTCTATCATAATATTCCTCCCAATGTTCAGGTACCATTACCTGATTAATAGTGACACCAACATCATTATCCTGTAAAAATAATAACTTGTCACCAAAATCTTTTTCGTTGGCAAATTCAGCATGGTAACTTGCAGTAATTGTTCTTCTATCCATGACGTGTGTTGCATCAAGCCAGCGTTGCCACCAGCGTTTTGCAGGACTGCAATTACTTGTCATGTGTATGCTTAAATATTTGCTTTCATAATCTTCATAGTGTTTTACTAGATCTATAAATTTTTTATAAGCAGTTGGTTCGCCGCCACTAAAACTAAAATGAAACTTATCAAATCCATTTGCTCTGGCTTGACGTTTTATTTCATCTATAGTTCTAGTATACACTTCAAACGGTCTGTGGTCAACTATTTTACTTCTTGCATATGGCCAACAATAACTACAATCATAGTTACAAAAACGTCCAAGGATCCAACTTACGTTAAACACTCCTTTGTCTAACATATTTTTATGTCCTAGTTTCGTTATGTCTTTAAATGGTATCATTCATTTCATCCATATGAAAACGTTCTTGTAGCCAATCGAAGTCGTTTATTAACCGAAGATCACTCCCCCTAGAAAGGCCAAACTCCATACCAGCATTAGCACCTCGAATCGCAAAGTCACAAAAGTCTCCATGTGCTTCAGTAGTCCATATTTTAAGTCTTTCATTTGTTTCTCCTTCTTCTTGTCTATCAATTACTTTGCTACTTAATTTTGCACATTCTCTAAAAGCACTTTTCCAAGTGCTAAATTCATCTGTGTTAAAACTAGTAACGTTACTCACGAATGGCATAGCCTTGAACCTATCACTTATACTGGTAGTCATATCAGTACTGCTAATAT